CAGGCCATACTGCGCTGGTTCAACAGATAGACGGCTCCTTCGAGGGCGTCGGGGGCATCATCGTGCGCCTTGCTGCCTTTCTCGAACATCAGGAGCTGTTCCACCAGCTGCATCATACCTGGCGCATCCTTTTCCTTTTCGTTCAGGAGGATAAGCCCCCGTTCAAAGAGCGGCTGCATGGCTTCGATGCGGCTGAACTTATCCGGCTTCTTGCGGCCGTCGCCCCGGATGGGAATCTGGTGGCCTGTGGCGTCGCCCACCTTGCGGAACTCGTCGAGCATCAAATCCTGAATGAAGTTGCTCTCCATGTAGTACATCACCGGGACGCGCCCCGCCACGTAGCGGTCTATCTCATAGTGCCAGGCGACCATTGCAGAAACGCTGGTCTGGTCGGCGTACGCTTTCAGGACGTGATAAGCCCCCGTCCGCGTCTTGCCTACCAACATCGTCGCTTTGAAGTCGTTCGTAGCCGACGCCTTGAACGACGGGTCGGTATAGCAGATAAGCGTGCGGTACTCCTTCAGGGGTAGCATCCGTCCGTACCGGATATGCTTGCGAAGGAACACGGCACCCTCGTTTATCGGGTTGTTCATGTACTCTTTCTGAAAGCGGCGTTCGCCCATGTAGGTACGAAGCTGCTGGATTTCCTCACGGCTGTACTTCTCTTTCCAGGAAGGTTCACCGGAAGCATCGAGGGCATTGACTACCGTATGGTGTGTTTCCGGGCGTTCGGCAAAGCGGCTCAGGATGCTATCCTTGCCGATGCGGTTGCCGACCAGGACGAACCGCCCGCGTCCCATGTCCATCGCACCGAGCAGGGCGGAAAGACACCAGTCGAACGCCGTCGAGATGCGGGAGGGGTTGCGCACCATCTCGTCATCGTCGATGTCATCAATCACGATGTAGTCCGGACGTTGCCCCCGGTTCTTGATGCCGCGCGGCGACTGACCCCGTCCGAGCGCCATGAAAAGCATCCCGTCTTTGGTCTTGAACTCGCCGATGCTCCAACTACCCTCATCAATCTCGATACCGAAGTCCGCCCGGAGCAGGGTGTTGTATTGCAGCTCGCATTGAAGGTCAGACAGGAGCCGGTCGGCACTGTCTTCCGATTTGCTGACCAGCACCATGACATGTATCGTCCTCGCTTCCTGTACCATGAGCCAAATAGGAATCAAGAGGCTGATATGGGTACTCTTGGCATGGCCACGAGCCCACTCGAATACGGCACGGGTATGGCGGTGCGCCTTCAGATACTTCGCCGCATCCAACTGGAACTTCCCGCAACGTGTTATTTCTCCCGTCTCCTTATTGGTGCAAAGGTGCGGAAAGTAGGTTTCTACAAAGTATTGATAGTCTTTCCGAGCCCTTTCGATGCGGGCTTCCCTTGTTTCGCCGGTATCGGCCAGGCGGAAGTCCGCCGACAGGATGAGCTTCTTGCGCTCTTCCCATTGTTTCCATCGCTCTTTGGTGATACGTCCTTTAGCCATTGTTGATACGCATTAAAAGGTACTTGTCTTGATACTTGGTAAGGAGCTGGACGAACTCGGTTGTGATGGCCTTGTCCGATGCGCTTTGCTCAATGATATAGTCGCCGAACTTGGTCAGGATGTCCGCCACGTCGTCCATCGTATAGCCGCCCTTAATCTTCTCAAGCTGGCTGGAGAGCTTGGCGAACTCGTCGCCGTTGAAATCTTCCTCACTATCCAACAGCTCGTTAATCTTCAAAAGCGTTTTGTTGATAATCTGGTCGCGGCTCACAGTCCGGGCAACACGTTTCAATTCCCAGCCTCCGTCGTCTTTCCATTTGACCAACGTCTGCTGACTGACACCCACCCGCTCTGCAATCTCCTTTTGAGGAACACGCTGCATGTAAAGCAGATAAGCGTACTCATACTTCTGCGGGTCTTTCACCCGGATGCCTTTTGGCTCTTTCTTTGTTGTCATATTTCATTCAAAATTATTATTCCACAATTTTCAACGTATCCCCATCTCTGTAAAGCTGACCGGAAACCAGGTTTCCCTTGCTGGTCGGCAGGGCATCCATTTGGATAATCAGTACAGCCTTGTTTGTGTATTGGTCAATGCCTGCATAGGCCCAGAACATCGCCGATTCTGTACCGGCAGTGCAGGACAAGGAAAACGAGTTTGAGGTAAGTAGCCCCATACTATTTCCTCCTTGAATTCGTAACAGGCTGGAATGAAACAACGCAGAATCACCCTCGTTCCCTTCGTCACCAACAAGTTCAATCGAGGAGCCATAATTGCCAAACTCCCATATACCCACCTTCTTATTGTCCGCATTATAAAGAACGATATCCTGATTAGTGGGATTTATCTCCACCCGTTGTCCATCCTCTTTTGTCCTGAGAATGACGTTCTCCATGACACCCGAACGGGCATAGATCGTCCCCCTGAACACCCCGTCGTTGGCATAGACCGTGCCGCGTACATAGGCGTTGTTCAGGATGGCTAGCCCGCCGTGCGTAATGACTGCGTTTGCCACACCGGTTGTCAGGGCCGGGTTGCTCACCGCCCGGATCGCCTCGTCCAGTGTGCCGCCTGCCCAGAACGCCACGTCGCTCCCGTCGTTGTACACGCCAGATATGCCACCCGTTACCTCCGTCATCTCGCCGTCCACGTAATTGCCCACCATCAGTATGTTGGTCAACACCAGCCCGCCGTAGATATTGGTCTCGTTCCGGACGGCATCCAATACATATTTATAAGCCAACGCCTGTGCCTCTGACTTGTCGTTATCCCGCGAGGAGGGCTCCCAGTCGGTCGCTACCGTCCCACGCTCCAGCTTGATCTCGCATACCGTTGCGTTGGCGGATGCCGTAAGGAAGAACCCCGCCGAGCTGTTCACCCGCAACTTCGCCACGTACCGCTTGTAAGAGGAGGTGATCGTAAAACCCTCCGACATACCGCCCACGCCGACCGTTACCGTCCCGCTACCCTTCGCCCTGAAGGAAAGGGTATAATCCTCGTCCGCCTCGACCGGTACGATCGGTTGCTGGCTGAGCGTACCGGAGAGGACACAGGCAAAACCGGAGCGGCTTTCGGTATCCGCTATCACGTTAGCGCTTCCGGGTACCGTCCAATACTTTAGCGGCTCGCTGAACAGCTCTGTGTCGGTCGCCAACGAGCTTCCCGATGAGAGCCCGACAGTGGTATAATCTCCCGTGAAGCCGGTATTGAGCAGGAGGTTGTCCACGCCGACGGCGATATCCGAGAAAAGTGCCTCCGCGAAGTCCTTAGCGTCCTCTGAGGCGGAACCGATGGCGTCACCCAATCCCTCTATATTCTCCCATCCGGACGCGCTCCGGAAGGAGAAATCCCCCACGAACCGCCCGTTCGCCACGTCGAAATAGGTACGCCCATCCGGACTGATTATCTTGTCCAGCCGCATCCATCCGGGACCGATCTCCGTAAACCCATAGAGCGTCGTCCAGCTGCGGATGCCATCTACCTCGCTACCCAACGTCCCGACCAACAGGTAATAATATCCGTCGCCTGGATCGAGCTTGTAGGCGGTCAGGGAAAGCAGGAATGTACCGGTGTCTCCGTCCTTGTCGCATTTGGCGTAAAGGTACATCGCACTCTTGTCATCCAGCGGGGGCGAGTCGTAGGCCGCCACGTCCCAGAACCGGTACTCCGATGCCCGGTGTTCGGAGGATAGCTCCGTGATGCCGAGCGTCATGTGCTGGACGATACCGGCAGGCGTGGAGAAGACCTTCGTCTGCTGGTTATAGGTAAACGGGTGGTCGATAGCCACCGGGCTTTCCTTGTCGTCCACGAAGCGGAACTGGAGGCTCTCTGCCCCGATCAGCAGGGACATGGTCTGCACGTAAATCGGGTCGATACCCTCTGAGAAGCCCTCGATGGCATCCTCCAGCATTCTCATCGTCTCTTTCGCGTCCCGGAAGCGTCTTTGGGTAAAACCGATGGCGTCCTTGTAGCGGTCCTCTCCCTTCACCTCGTTGCTGTCTATCTTGCCCAGCTCGGAAGAGACAAAGCCGGAGACCGGCGTGTTCGACAGTTCCACCTCCGGACTGTATGGTCGGTTGATGTAGTCTTTCACTCCCGTAATCCGGATATTGACCCCGTCGGGCTGGAATTGCGTATCGCTAAAGTAGATGTAAGTGCCCGGCTTCATGTAGCCGCCGACCTCGAGCCAGCGGGATTTACTCCAGATACCGTCTAACTCACCTTTGAACGTGAAGGTCTCCTCCTCGTTCTCGTAGAGGTAACGCACCGCCTCGCGGAACATATCCCAACTGGCTCCCGTCTTGCTGGCATTATCGCAGACGTAAGCCGACGGCAGGGAGATATTGAACACCGCGTAGGTATCGCCGACAGTAGGTTTGCGGTTCTCGTTCGGGATGGTTCCGCCCTCTTTCTCGACCGGTACTAGCTTGAATCGCCGCTCGGCATGG